CGAACTGGCGCGCGACATGAAGACCTGGAAGAAAGTCAGAGCCGGAGCGCTGCGCGGATGGGTGAAGTGTTCGGACGGGCGCCTCTATCACCCCGTCGTCGCCGAAGGCATCAGGACAGCGCTCGATGCCAAGGCCGCCCAACGCGAAAAGACGCTCAAGGCTCGCATCGCAGCACTGGAGAAGCGGCTGAAGGATGCCAGTGACAGCCTGCAGAAGGAAACTCTCACAGAGGAAATCAGGAAGCTGAAACAGGGTCTGTCACTGAGTCAGTCACAGAAGGAATTGGCGTCTGTCACAGACCCTGTGACTGAATCCAAGAGAAGAGAAGAGAAGGAAAGAGAAGAGAAGGGATTAGATAGTTCCGTACCTAACGGTACGGGCGGCAAGCCGCCGAAGCTCACCGACCCGGGCGAGATCATCTTCGGGTACGGGTTGTCCATGCTGGTCAACGCTGGCACGCCGGAAAAGCAGGCGCGTTCCTTCCTTGGCGGACTGCGCAAGGAGCACGGCGACGACGCCCTGATCGACTCGCTGCGCGAATGCGCCAAAGCCCGCGTGCTGCAGCCGCTCGAATGGCTCGCCGCCGCACTGCCGCCGAAGGGGCACGGCAAGCCCGGCAAGCATGCCGGCTTTTCCAACCTGAACTACCGCGAAGGAGTGTCCGACGATGGATCGTTCCATTGAAAAACTGAACGAGATGGTTGACGCGGCGGCACTGGCCAACGCGCTCACCTTCGAAGACCTGGGCGAAAAGGAGCTGTACTGCGAAAAGCACGGCGCCTACCTGTCGAAAGGCAAGAAGCTGACACGCCGCGAGGTTTGGACGCGCTGCCCAGGATGCACTGCCGACCGCGAGGCCGAGGAGTGCGCGGAACGGGAGCGTCGAGCCGCGGAACTGACTAAGGCGGACTTGGAGGCGAAGCTGGAACAGGTCGCCATTCCGGCGCGCTTCATTGGCAAGACTCTGGACAATTTCCACGCGGACAACGAGCCCCAAAAGTACGCGCTCACGGTGGCGCGCGACTACCTGGAGAACTTCTCGCAGCATGCCAAACGCGGCGAGGGTTTGATTTTTTCCGGAATGCCCGGAACCGGTAAGAGTCATATCGCGGGAGCAATCCTGCAGGGCCTGTTGCCAAAGCGCGTCGGGTTGTACGTGACCTGCATGGGAATCATCCGCTCGATTCGCGGCACGTGGCGCAAGGACTCCGAGCGAAGCGAATCCGAAGTGCTGCATACGTTGCGCAGTGTGCCGCTGCTGGTCGTGGACGAGATCGGCGTGCAATACGGAACCGATGGCGAACAGACGATCCTGTTCGATGTCTTGGACGGCCGCTATCGCGAAATGCAGCCGTCCATCCTGCTCACAAACCAAGACCGCGCCGGCCTCAAGCAATTCCTCGGAGAACGGGCCTATGACCGGCTGACCGAAACGTCCCGATGGATTCCTTTTGATTGGCCGTCTTACCGCCTTCAGGCGCGCAAGGAATCGACATGAAGACCACCTACCTCATTGTCGAAGTGAAGCACGACAAAGACCTTCCGCTTCTGCCTGACATGGTTGCTGGTCGGGCCTACACCATCGACGGCGTGCGCGATGCCGCAGCGTGGGTGAGCAACGACGAGGCCCAAGAGCTGCGCCGCGCGGGGTTCACGTTGCAGGAAATCTCGCTTGGCGCGCAGGACCTGGTCCGGTGACTTACTCGGTCAAAGCGCGGAGGAAGTCCATGTGGGCTTACTGCCTGCGGTTGCTCCAGCAGAGCGACTCAGCCTACGCCTTACACGCTGCACGTTGGTACGAGAAGAACGAACCGGAGGATCTAGCCGGACTCGGCGAGCGCATGGAGAAGGAAATCGCAAAAAGGAGAGCCACAGATGAACGAGTACAGCCCCAAGCCCACCGCTAAAGCCACAAAGGAAATGACCCGCGAGCAGATCAAGGAGTGGATCTGGAGCCGCTGTCACGAGGACCGTGACTGCGTGATCTGGGACGGCGCTGTGGCGAAATCTGGCGTAGCTACCGCGCGCGATCCTTGGACCGGAGGCACGGCTCCAGTGCGCCGCACGCTCCTGAAGGCAATGGGCGGGGACGTTCGCTGCAAAGTGGCGACCGCCACATGCGGCAACCCGCTATGCATGGCGGAAGACCACGTGGTCGCGTGGACGCGCAGGCAGCTCCAAAAGCGCAGCGGGGAAAAGCTTTCGGTGAACGTGGTTCGGTCGGCAAAGCTGGCCGAGGTTGCACGACGGCAGTCGGATCTGACCATGGACCGCGTGCGCGAGATTCGGTCTTCCGGCTTGCGACCGACCGATGCGGCGCATGCCTACGGCATTTCGCTGCAGACGGCGGCCAGGATCATTCGCCACGACTCGTGGAAGGAGTACGGGACCAATCCGTGGGCTGGGCTCGGCGCAAGCAACGACAGCCGGAGTAGCGCAGCATGAAATACTGGCCATTTATTTCTCAAAGCCGCAATGATGTTGCGTTGGGCGCGCGAAAGCGTGACAGCACATGGCTTGCATCGGCTGACCAACAAAGACCTGCGACGTTTACCCGGACGTGGCGCAGCGGCAGAAACGGGAACTCGCGCTTAACTGGCAACCCGGCGCGGCGGCCTTGTTCCGGGGACCGCAGAAAACGAGCAACGCTAAACGACGTAGCAGCGTTTGGCCCACGAAACGGGCGCTCGACAGAACGAACGGAATCGCTCAAGGCGCACGCTGGTCCTGCAAGGGATGGGCGCAGAGGCACAGTCGGATGCCTCGGGTTGCCTCATTCTTCGCGCTACTTGCCCGCGAAGATGGTCGCGCCGCGGGAGGTGAAGCATGCCTGACATCCCCGATCCCGTCATCGCGTTCCTCGCTGCACTCGGCACTGTTGCCGCGGTGTGTTCTGTGGCTGGTGTCGTTGTCTTCATCGGCTTCTGGCTGATGGAGCTGGTCGATTGGGCTACGGGAGAGGGTGAGGAATGAGCGAGCTGAACGTCGCATGGCTCGATGCGGAGCAGGCCGGAGCAAACTTCTCCCGCGTGGTGCGCCCGTGGTGCCATGAGCAGTGGAAGGCTGGCAAGCAGATCGCCGTTCGCCTGTGCCACCTCGAGGAAGCGCGAAGCATCCAGCGCAACCGGGAGTATTGGGGTTATGTCCTGCGCCCGATCAGCGAACAAGCGCAGATCGACGGCATCGGAGCCACCGCTGAGGGCTGGCACGACTACTACCGCAAGATGTTCCTCGGCTACGAGTTAACGAAGGTGAAGGAGCCGGGGAAGAAGCGTCCGAGCGTCAAGCGTGCGCTCAAGTCCACCACGAAGCTGTCGGAGCGCGCGATGCGGACGTACTGCGAACAGGTGCGTGCCCATGCGGCGACAACCTTCGGCGTCACGTTTCCGGCTCTGGAGGATCGGCAGTGAGCCACTTCTGGGAGATCAACAGGTCCGCCATTCCGGATGTGACTGCGCCGGCAGTCCAGGCGTTCGTCATGTGGGAAGAGGGAGAGATCGCGCCGCCGAAGCATCAGCAGGGCGATCAAGTTCTCGGACAGCGAACCGTCATGGCGCGTCAGGTGCACGTTGTCGATTTCTATCGGAGCAAGGCATGAGCGAAGAGCTTGAGTACCGTCCTAAGCCTGGCTCCGTGCCTTGGCGAGTGGTCAAGTTCCTGATGGACAACCCCGATGAGGAGCTCACGCGAGGAGACATCGCGGTGAAGTTCGACACGTTCGGCGGCGGCGTGGATACGGTGCTTCAGATCGCGTGCGCGCGCGGCGTTCTGAAAAAGGGCCGCAACAGCGACATGGAAGTCGTCTGGATGCTGGGCACCAACAAGAACGTCGTGCTCGACGAGTTTGTTCCGCCAGAGGTGCCGGACTTGGTGAAGGCTGCATCCGCCATGGTGACGACTCCGCAGCTTGAGATGAGCGGCTTTCCCGAGATCCGCAAGAAGACGCCGCTGATGGACGAGAAGACGCGTCGCCGTGTGGAGTTCCATGCGTGGCTAGGCAAGTTCGATGTGCAGGACAGTGCTGAATTCCCGGAGTCGTTTCTCACTGAGGTTCGCGCGATGGTGAAGACATACGCTGGCGAGGCGAATCGGTCCTTCAATATCGTGAAGGTGGCGAACGGCCGGTGGGGCGTGGAGCGGACGGCATGACCCTGCTCGTCCCGATCCGCACCGTCCCCGGCATGAACGTCCGCGAGCACTGGCGCGCGCGCATTCGCCGCGTGAAGGCCGAGCGCGACGCAGTGGCGTGGGTGCTCTCGCGCATGACGCGGCCGGCGCTGCCGCTGGTGGTCACGCTCACGCGCATCGGCCCGAGCAACGGTCTGGATGACGACAACCTCGCTGGCTCCATGAAGGCGGTCCGCGACCAGATCGCCCACTGGCTCGGGGTGGACGACCGCAAGCGCGAGATCGTCCGCTACGCCTACGCGCAGGAGCGCGGCAAGGAGTGGGGCGTCCGCATTCAGTGGGAGCCGCAATGAAGCTGACGAAGAAACAGCGCGAGTCGCTGAAGGGCATGTTCGGCGGACGTTGCGCCTACTGCGGGCACGAGCTTGGCGAAAAGTGGCACGCAGACCATGTGGAGCCTGTCATGCGCAAGCTGGAGTTTGTCCGCACACCTGGCAAGCCGATCACGATGCGCACCACGGGCGAGGCGTGGTACCCCGAGCGCGATCACATCGGCAACATGATGCCGGCCTGCGTGCCGTGCAACATTCGTAAGGGCGGCGAGGACCTGGAATCCTTCCGGCGGGGCATGGAACGCGCGATCGAGGTGATGCGCAACAACCACTCCACCTATCGTCACGCGCTTCGATTCGGGATGGTCGTCGAAAACGCCGGCCCGGTGGTCTTCTACTTCGAGCGCATGAAGGCGGCGGCATGAAGCGCGGGGCCCCCCTGAAGCGCAAGACCCCGCTGCGCCAGCGCCGGTACGAGGGCGCGGACATCGAGCGTGAGCCGAAGCCCGCGGCGCGCCCGAGGCTCAAGTCGCTGCGCCGTGGCACGTATGCAGGAGGCACGACCGGCCTCGCAGTCCAGAAGACGCGGCCTCTGCAGCACGCAGGCTACATGGCGGCCGTGCGCGCGCTGGGCTACTGCATGCGATGCGGGCGTGCTTGCCGGCCGCAGTTCTGCCATCGAGACGAAGGCAAGGGCGGCGCGATCAAGACGGATTGCCGCGAGGGTTGGCCCGGGTGCGACGCGTGCCATTCACTGCTCGGTGGTCACGCCGGAGGCGGCCGGATGCCCAAGGAGCAGCGCCGCGTCGAGGAACTGGAGCTTGGCCGGGAAACGCGCCGGGCCGTGGAGGTCGCTGGCACTTGGCCGCGCACGCTTGCGCAATGGATTGACAACGAACCGAAGGAGTAAGGGGACATGTTGGTAGACACGAACGATCGTCCTGGGCTTGACGAAAGGTACATCGGAGCCACGAACAGCTCCGACCTGCGCCTGAACCCGGACGCAACCTGCGACGCGACGCACCTGATCGCCGCCGGCCTGATCGGCAACCGCATGGGAGCGGCTCTGATTCACCTGCGGGCTGAATGGGACGCTGCCGACAAGCCGCGCAAGGCAACGGAAGCCGAGATCCTGGCGCGGGCCGACGAACTGCCCAAGCGCAAGGGCAAGGTGGACGTCAAGCGCGCGCGGACGGAGATGCTGGTGGGTTACTCGGTAGCCATGCGGCACCGGGCGCACGCGATGCGAGGCTGGCTTCCTGCCCTGTCCATCATGGCCGAATGGGCGACGCAACGAAGCGTGGATGTGGACCTCCTGAGTCCCGCGCTGTACCACTGGCTGAACCCTGTGTGCCCGGTATGCGACGGGCTGGGCGCGCGGAGGATGGAAGAAGCCCCGGTTCTCGGGAAGAAGTGCCATCACTGCGCAGGATCGGGCGTCTGGCCGAAGCCGCTCGGGTCGCACAAGGTCAAGGAATGGCTCGCCCGCTGTGCCGGCAAGGCGAAAGGACAGCGCGCAGGGGTGCTGCGCGGCGACACAGAGCCGGACCCGCTGGCCGCGCGCCTGATGCAAGGCTACGTCCCCGAGGAAGAACTGACCGAAGAACAGCGCGCGCAGATCGCGGAGCGGTTCAAGTTGCGGTAACCACACAAAGGCGTTGCTATTGATTTGGTAGCTCTGGCATAATCGCGCGCAATCAGCTCCGCGCGTCGGAGCATTGCCTTTATGAGAGGCGACACTGCCGTCACACTCGCCGGTGAAATCCCGGGCCGACCTGCGACGGATAGGTGTCTCTGAAATTCGCACAAGCCGCCCACTGAGGCGGCTTTCTCGTTCATGGCCCGCATTCGCTCGCTGTCCTTGGGGAAACCCGACGCAGGCGGCGGGCCGCCAGAGCACGGGCACACCCGCAACCCATGATGTCAGGCGCACCGCCGCTCGCGTAGCGTCAGTCGGTGAAGCCACCTAGACGCTGGGTGTCGCCCGAGCCCATTCACCCCCGCAAATCCGGCAATCCACTGACCCCTGG